GTAGTACTGCTTGCGGTGACTATTCTACAGTAGCGGGTGGGATAGAAAATAGCGCTTCTGGGATAGGTGCTGCTATCGGAGGAGGTGGATCACATCAAGCTAGTGGTTATAGTTCTTTTATTGGCGGCGGTGGTACAAATATAGCTAGTAACTGTTATTCTGCTGTTGCTGGTGGTCAGTGCAATACAGCTAGTGGATATTACAGCATAGTTGCTGGCGGTCAGTGCAATACAGCTAGTAATTACTACGCAACAGTCGGTGGTGGTAATATTAACACTGCTATGGGATTTGGGTCTATTATAGCTGGTGGGCGTTGTAACACTGCTAATGGTTTTTATACTACAGTCGGTGGTGGTCTTTGTAATAATGGTGATTGTTCGGGATCTACTATCGCTGGCGGTATTAACAATACTGCAAGAAGTTGTGCATTTGTTGGTGGGGGATGTTACAATAATGCTAGTTCTTACTCTGTTATTGGTGGTGGTATATGTAATATCACAGGTACTTACAGTGAGTATCAAGTAGAAGCAGGTTTTGTAGAAGTTGACAGTCAGTATATGTTTATTGGCGGTGGTTTGAATAATGCACTTTCCGGGATATCTACCTCTATAGTTGGTGGTGCATGCAATACTTCAAGTAGTTGCTATTCATTCATTGGTGGGGGATTGAATAATCGGATATGCGCTAATTACTCAGGTATTATCACGGGATGTTGCAATACGATTTGCTCAACAGCTTTTTGCTCAACGATTGTAGCAGGTTCTAATATAACAGCTGTGTCAGCAAATACAGCATATGCACCTCGTTTAGCTCTTACTAATATACCTAATTCACCAGCTGGTCTTGGTTCGGGCTTTATCTGGATGTGCGATACAACTAATCAGCTATATATCGTTCCTTAATCTTGAAAATACAGACACTACTATTAAATTATAGTAGTGTCTAAAACTGCGATTTTTCATATTGAAGGTGGTATAGGTAAGCATATTGCGTCTACAGCTGTTGTTGAGTGTTATAAAAAAAATAACCCTGATAATAGTGTTGTTGTTGTCTGCGCTTGGCCTGAAGTTTTTCTTAATAATCCGTTTATAGATAGAGTCTATAAAATAGGAAGCGTTCCGTACTTCTACCGCGATTTTATTTTAGATAAAGATGTTGAAGTCTTTGCGCAAGAACCATACAAAACAACATCACACATTACAAAGGAAAAGCACTTGATTGAATCGTGGTGTAAGATGTTAGGCTTAGAATATAAAAACGAAAGACCGAGACTTACACTCAACTTTAGAGAGCGAGAGGTTGCTTCAAAATTAGTAACCAAAACCGATAAGCCGATTTTAATCTTCCAGCCTTTTGGAGGCCCAGGCAAGGGTCATCAAGAAACACCCTATTCGTGGATGAGAGATATACACCCTGATGTTGCTCAAACACTAGTAAACAAACTAAGCGAAAAATACCAAGTAGTTTATGTGTGTTACGATCTTCACCCACAATTACAAAATTGCATACGAATTGATCAAATACTTCAAAAGAAAGTTTTATTTGGTTTGCTGGAGATTGCTGATGCAAGATTGTTAATTGATTCCTCACTACAACATGCAGCTGCTGCTTTGAATCTACCCTCTACGGTTGTATGGGTAGCTACACAGCCAGAGATCTTTGGTTATAAGTTGCATAAAAATATTACACCGCTAGAGACTTTCCCTAAAGGTACAGTAGATTCTTATTTACATGATTATAACTTCACTGGCGCTATACACGAATGTCCGTATACTAGTCCTGATCAAATATTTGATATCGATGCTATTATAGAAACACTATGAAAAAACTACTCTTTAACTCATCTTTACCGAGATCTGGTTCTACATTAATACAAAACATCTTCGCCCAAAACCCAGACTTTTATTGTACACCAACATCAGGCACACTTGAGCTAATCTATGGTGCGCGTGCTAACTATACAAATGATCCTACTTTCAAGGCTCAAGATAATGAGTTAATGAAACGAGGATTTCAAAATTTCTGTAATAAAGGCTTACATGGCTTTTACGATAGTGTTACAGATAAGCCTATAGTTTTAGAAAAATCACGTGGTTGGGGTATTCACTATAATCTTCTACAATTTACGCTAAATGAGTCTCCAAAAATTATTTGTATGGTGAGAGATATTAAGCAAATAGTAGCTTCAATGGAGAAGAAGTTTAGAGCAGCACCAGAAATTGATTCTGGTATTGTTAACCACGGAGAACTAAAAAACACAACTACACCCAAACGTGTAGATTATTATCTTTCTACACAACCGCTAGGTCTCGCTTTAGAAAGGTTAGCTGAAATCTTCAGACAAGGTATCAATAAGAATATGCTTTTTGTTCGATATGAAGATTTGTGTAAATCACCTGAAAAAACGCTCAAATCTATATACGATTATTTTGAGTTGCCTTATTACGAGTTTCATAATTTTACCTATATAGAACAAGCTACTCATGAGGATGATTCTCTTTATGGGGTATTTGGTGATCATAAGATAAAGCCAAAGCTACAATATACAGATAATACCCCTGAAGAAGTGCTGGGTAAAGATGTATGTAGCTGGTTGGATGGTAATTTTAAATGGTTTCGCGATATTTTTAACTATTAGAATAAATACTAATATGAGTCTACAAATTCCACTTACTGCACCTCTCACTGTTGTTAAACAGCCTGAAGTTACAGAAACTATTACAGAGATAACTATTGATAGAATCGTTGATGTTCCTTCTGAGAAGAAAGTTAATGTTTTTATCAAAGGACAAAGAATCGAATTAGCACAACTTTCAGGTGATAACTACGATACACCAAATGAATGGACAAACGCTGATATTATCGCTGCTGTAAAAGCACATTACGGTGTAGCGTAATATATACGATCTTTAGATTCTAAAATAAACCCCGAGGTCTAAAAACCTCGGGGTTTTGTATAAATATATACATGTCCATTCTTAGAATATCCGACCTTGAAACAGCAGCAAGCGTAACGGGTGATGAATTTGTTATAATAGATAATTCTTTTACAACTAAAAAAACTACAATTAAAACTCTTGTTGATGCAATATCTTCAGGTAATACAGAGGAGTTTATTGATCTCAAAACTACCGTTCAAACAAATAGTGCTAGTTGGAATAGTTCGTCTTCTGAAGAGCTCAGTGATCTCAAAACTACCGTTCAAACAAGTAGCGCTAGTTGGAATAGTGTTTATACAACAGTCTGCGCTGCAAGTGCTAGTTGGGGCGTTCCATCGATTAATATTGCAAATGTTAGTGGGTTAACATATACGCTGCAATTGTCAGATGCCGGCGCATACATAAGAAAGTCTCACGATTCTCCTCACTCTATAACCGTACCTCACAATGATACTACAGAGTACACTATTGGCACTAGTATTGTAATAAGAAATGCTTGTTCTAATGTATTAACTATATCAGGTGCTTCGGGTGTTGATTTGAGCTATTTTGAAGATCTGAGTGCAAATATTGTAGATCCAAATTCATCTGCTCAAATCATTTATATCGGTACTAATAATTGGGATATTGTATGATAAGAGTTTTCGCAAAAAACAGGTTTGCAAAAACACTCTCTAAGCCTCCGGTTTTAGAGCAAGATGAAGTTATTACAGGGTGGGTAATGAGATATGATTACCCAACTGTAATACCATATATAGATACACTTTCTTGTACACGACCTGTTTTTCGCGGTCGCGGTGTTACAACGCTTTCTGCAGGATGGGCTACAGATTCTATTCAAGGATATGAGGAAATTTTTAATACTAATAATGTTTTTACACCTATACCAGATGAAGCGGGTATACTTATGACTTGGAAGGAGATAGCGACTAATACAAGAGGGTTAACAGCAAAAAACTCCGAATCATTAGCTATAGAAATTCTAGAGTATCCAAGTGCACCAATAATACGCGCGTTTACATTATCAGGTAGTAATTATTCTCCAAGTACACCAATAACTACAACAATATCTTTACCTTATAAAACCACACTCTCGTCTTTTCAACACCTATATGAAAGTGATGTAATATTAAATATTAGAGATTCCTGGACTAATAGACCTCTTTTTCCACAGCCTTTGAGTTCGGAGTGGGTAGTAGATGGCATCTCTGTACCAAGTACAACAAATACTGTAACATTTTTATCTTCTACAGCAATACGTGATTGTCTGGTGCAGTTTTCTATTAGCGCGCAAAACTATAGTGGTTTGCAGAAATATAGAAGCTCTCCTAGATTAGTATCTCCTACAGTAGATGCTTTAGCTTTAAATATTTCACAAAATATTTTATCAAGAACAACTAACTTACCAGGTGGTTCAGCTAGCATGAACGCCTTTTCAACTAAAAATCACACTACTAACACGTATGTACGCAATCCAGATTTGTGGTGCGGCGCTAATCTTTGGACTGAAGATCTAACACCTCAATTTACTAGTTGCGCAGTCTACAAAACATTCAGTTACGAGTCATATGGTGGTGTTTTAATAACGCCTAGACATGTCCTGTATTGTAAACACGCGCACCCACAGGCAAAAGGTACATGGTCACCAAATCTAAATCAGTCGTGTGATTTAAGGTTCGTTACAACAGATAATGTATCGGTAAGCTGTACACAGTTACATCAAGCAAGCTCCACGATCTACGATTTAGCTGTAGGTGTGTTGGATAGAGATATGGCAGAGCTAGGGTTACATATTTCACCAATATGTACACTAAAAATGACTGCAAACCCTCTTGTACAGTATGATATAGGTAATGCAAAAATAAACGCCTTAGGTACAATTTTACAATCCGCTTCTCCAGCATACTCAAACACACCTATTATAGCTATGTCACAAGGAGCAGGGAGAGCAACTAGTGCTATACCTCCTACACCGGTAGCTAAATACCCACAGTATAATGATATAATGCTGCACATAGCAACAAGTTATTCCACAAATAATTACTATCTTTCGAACTTTAGATACAGTGTATGGGACGGTGATTCTGGTACTCCGGTGTTCGTTATTATTAATGATACTGTCTACTTGCACGGTATTATGGTAACGCAAAATTTTGGCTATACTAGTTTAAATATAGACAATATTAATCAGATAATAGCTCAGGCTGACGCGAATGCTATAGCTATGGGTAGGTTAGCTGCACCTACGGGCTATACAGTTACAGATACAAATCCCGTTCCAATAACACAAACCTTAAATACAGTATATAGCTTATGATAAATTCACAAATAATTCCACCTCTAGGTTATCCGCTTAGCGATATTAATATTTTAAATACCTCTTTAACTAATAACGACCCAACTGCTATAGAGCCTTATAGTGGTGAGGTTGCTGAAGGCGACCTGTTGACTTTTAACCCCGGTGTGCATAGAGCTATTGTTACACTTAAGGACGACTATAGTTGTAGCTGTACTCTGAGAAACGAGCTAGTTGAATACTGCGATCATCTCGAAGACTGTCTAAAGGAACCTATATCGGAATATTGTTTTTATAAGAAAAGTAAAAATTTGTATTTTGAAATAACATTTGAACAAATGGTAGCTATTAGTAACCGCGATGACGTGGCGGATGTAAAGTTTGTTTACGATATTGATAGAAATATTCATTTAGCAGATGAAAGAGAAATATATACTGGAATACCTAAAAATAGATTTGGTACAGTAGGCAAAGTACTGCAAGAGAGAATTATTAGTTCAGCGTCAACTAGAGAGGATTATAATACTTTACAAATTCCTGTTTCGACGGAAAATAGTTCCTTTAGATTTGTTTTATCTGCTACTCTAAATTTTGATCTTATAAATACATATTGCCAGAGTCTATCAGAGTATATTAATGTTGACGCTGTAAATTACGGATTATATGTACATAATCACCCCTTTACAAAAACACAAAACGATATAACTAAAAAAGTTAAACACAAATACATAAACGATGGGTCAAATGTAGATGTTATTTTGCTCGACTCAGGTATTGATGCTACACATCCTGAATTTCTTAATGATCAGGGTGTTTCACGTGTTGTTTTAGAAGACTGGACACAGTATAAAGACGACAATAACAATTCAATAGTTAATACACAATCACCGGATTTTTATACTGATTATAACGGCCATGGTACTTTTTGCGCTTCTTTAATAGGTGGTAAAAATACAGGTTGGGCACCAGGCTGCAAGATCTACTCTATAATGTGTGTAGATGGTAGATCAGGTATAGTGTTTAGTTTAGAGCAAGCTCTCAAACTCGTTAAGGCCTTTATAAAGAAGAAAAAAGATCAGGGTATTAATAGACCAACTATTATTAATAATAGTTGGGGGTATACGAATACAAATCATTGGGTTAAACAACCAACACTTATTAATTATTTTCCGACTTTTTTAGAAAATAGAGGAACAAATGCACTAACCACCGCTATCTTATCAGTTAACACACTAGTCGATGAAATTATTGCTCTTGGTGGTGTTATGGTATCAGCTGCTGGTAATGCGAACCAAAGACTACCTCTTACGAAAGACGCAGCAACTTATAGTTTACTAATAGCAACAAATAACAGTGGCGGAACTGTGCTAGCTATGCGAAGTCAAAACACAAAATTCAAAGAGAACCTAATTAATACCGGATTCATCAACGGACTTAAAGATCGCCTCGGATCTAATAGCGGGCTTTACGAATATCTAACTAAAATTGGTTCATGTCCAAATACAACATTTCCTTATGAATCACAGCGGGAAAATCCTATGATTATTGTAGGTGATGCTCATCCACAACCCACAGGTAAAAATACTTACTGCCATCCAAATTACGTAATTAATGAGAATACAGGTGTGATTAATCCCGGTAAAAATTTATTTATCAAGTCAAACTATAGTAATTACGGCCCAGGTGTAGATTGTTTCGCTAGTGGTTATCATGTTATTGGTGCTCTATCTAAAAATGGTAGTAATTTTTCTCGTTATACTAGACTAACAGATCAATATGCAACAAACACCGGTACATCTTTTTCTTGTCCGCAGGTTGTAGGTGTTTTAGCTAATTATTTACACGACAATACTGCTGCTACACCTTTAGATTGTAAAGATTGGTTGTATAATAATTGTCTATCTGGCCAAATAGCAGAGTTTGATAACACAAAGACTAGTATTGACAAACTGCATTATTTTCACGGCACAGATACTCAGAATATTACATCTTACGAAACACTAGCGATACAAGTAACGAGCAATTATTTTGATGAAGCTTATACAAGGTATGGTTATAACCGAGTGGAAATTTTAAGCTCTTATAGTACAAAAGATAAAAATTACATCAATTTCAGTGGTGGTTTTTGCTCTATTTTTGATAATGATGAGTATGTATTCTTACCACTAGATCATAGATATACTTTCGATCAGCCTTTTTTTGGACTTACAAATGAACTAGCGGAAAAATATTCTAGTGCTGCAGGTATAAACACAACTGGAAACACTAACGAATTAAGTCATAATTTTAATTTATTATCCATTCATCCCGATTATATAGGAAGTGGGTTAAGCGGTAGATTGACAGACTCTAGATGGCTTAGTTACTTAACAACACCTCTTGGTAGTTTACCTTATTATTATTATGCTCCAAGCGCAGCTTTAGGAGATTACGATTGTGATATTTCGTTTTTAAGTAGTTATGGCAATCTTGCACCTACAAAGGTAGATGTCTTTAAAAAAACTCATAACGGACTACAGTATTTTACAACTATTGATCACCCATATAATATTACAAAGGATGGTAATTTAGCTTGCAATAGTTATAATTGGGTTTCAGTTAATTTGCTTGGAGAATTAAGGAAAAAAGACCCTAACACGCCTTTCTCTAACTTTATCTTTAAAACACCAACGGGTTGTAGTTTTATTGCACCTTTGAATACGACGCTTAGACAACCTCGTCCTACAGCTAATAACTTTAACTATAATCCTCGTGCAGGTAATGAATCCAAAGGCAACAAGCTCATACTAACAGACACTACAGGGCTTATTTTTGTGTACATAATATCCGAGCAAGGGTTCACGCATGTGCAAACCATATCTTCTGTTGTAGAAAGTGAAGATGTTTTATATATTAATCGTAATAAAGATCTTTTTCCTATGTATATATACGGCGCGACATTATCAAATAATGGCGAATATTTGGCTGTTGATACACGAAATGTTACACTTTGTTCCTATTGCACACAAAATCCTTATTTATCGGGTAATTCTATAACTATAGGATATAGCAATGATGTACAAAATAAAAATAGTGTTGCAAGTCTAACAGGTATACCATTAGAGAATGATATAATACCGACCTTACCTGGTAGCACACAGTTATATAAATGGAGTGGCACGCAGTATGTTTATTTAAGTACTATAGTACCAAAAGGTCACTTAAAATATATACCAGGAGGTAGTATAGATCTTCCTCTGATAAAAGCGCCAGTGCGTGATGATGGCTTTGAAGGATTAGTATCTATTGATACTATAAAAAATGATTATTTAAGTGCGTACACATCCTACAACCTCAACGCATATACAAATTTTAGAAGTCGGTTTGATGAAAACAATAATTTACTTATATTCGATGCAGATTCTATAACTTCAAAATTTATTTCTGTTTCAACTTTTGATGACGGGATTATGGAAATACCTATACTTAGAGCTCGCGGTGGTACAAATCAAGTTGAAGTATATAGTATTGATAATAACACTGTAAGTTTTGTTTTGAGTAGTGATCTCAGGAATATTTTTTCTTCTAGATCGCTTAAAAACTCTTATCTATTTTTATCGAGTTTCTATATGAATCAATTTTTGCGTATAGACTTAAAAGATAATGCTGTACTGTCTGGCTCTCTCGTATATAGTGATGATCCATTCCAAGAAACTTATAAGTCAGGTAGTATTTTCGGTAACCATCGCATTAAAAAAGACAATAATCGTTTATATACAACACTACCTTTACCGCAACTTGTTACTAGTACATCTAATACGGGGTTGAATCCTAACGGTACGGTTGTTCCGATAATAACAAGACATATTGTCGAAAATATTGGAGATATAAGTAACTACCCGTGGTTGGTAAAGCATAAAAATTATGATACAAATAATATAGTTTATAATACTTTACCGGTTGATCTTAATAGTTTACGTAGTACTACTTCTCTCCCTTCCTTCTCTGCTCATGGGGGCAATGGTAGTATTATAATTTATGCAGACGAAGAAGAAAGATACAAGTACCCAGTATATTTATCGTTCGACTCTACGAGCACTTCTATAAGTTCCTATACATGTAAATTTAAGGAATTATCAGGTGATTACTTTGATAAAAAATATTGGAATCCTTATCAGGCGCAGCCCTTACCGTGCAACAGTATTTTAGGTGGTGAAGAGGTTGTCTTCAGCGATGGTAGACAGGAAAGACCTATACGTGTAGATTTTATACGTACACACGAGAGCGGTAAAAAAATAGCAATAGATCAAGGTAGAGGCCTAGTGTATTTTCTCACGCCAGATGCGAATTCTCCTCACGGATTTAAAACTTTTACTATTTTTCATGGGTTTACGGATTTATATCCATTTCATTTTAATAGCGTTCCTACTGAAAATGGGCTTTATACACCGATAGCAAAAGCACTTGACAGCATAATTATACCAAACAATAGCTGTACACCGATAACTATCCCTACGTACGCGTTTTTTAATACCGAAGATACAATAACTGTCGCGTATCAGTTTCATAGTAATGAGCCTCATGCTATGCCTAGTCCGCGATCAGGTATCCAAGGCACCCTGGCTATCGAACTATTTAAAACAACTTTCGTTACATTTAAAATAGATTTAGATTATGAACACGGTGAAACAAACATTACAGAAGATCATGTAAAATTCAATCAACATATCTTCCTACAAGGCCATAACATATATGATTCACCTAACCTACTTCTACAATCTTACCCAAGAAACTACATTGTAACTACTGATGAGGGTAATACAATTGACTACGATGGAAGAACCTATAACAAGGTAGGAGTTACACCGTACCCAATAACTTAATAATAACTACCGTATATGTCGTTGTTATTAATATTCATATCTACAACCTTTTCCTTCGATTCAATATTGATATCAAAGTTATAGGATTTAGCTTCTGATGCGCTTACACCAGGTATAGTTGAAGATATTGTACCAGAGAACGAGCTTTCGTAGACTTGTTGATTCTGCTTCTCCCCAGATAAGCCAGGCTCGAACGAGTGCTCGTAGCGTTTCGCTTTTACACGATATACATAGTGTCCGAGAAGGGGGTTTAATGAAGCAATATCTTGATCGACTCTCTCAGTAATTTCAAACCACTTTGATCCTCTACCATTAGGTCTATCACAACCAAGAGCAGTGAGCTCAATAACATCTCCTGATTTAGGTTCTATGACTTGATTGAAAGATGCATAATCTACCAAGCTACTCATAGTTGCAGTGAAAGTATTAATATGTAAATAACCAGTTAGCTCGTCATCTGATGCAAAACCAAATTTTGAGAGGTTAATTGCATTTTCAGTAAGCTCAATATACATTTGCAATTCAAACGGACCTTTGAATATCTTAGTAGGTTCTTCCCCGTAAAATAAATCCGCTGAAAGCGTATTAAATGTATTTACATAGTAGTTAATGGGTACACCATAGCTGTTAATTAAATCACTGTACGATTGCTCATAAATGAGCTGCTCGGCTTGAAAGTTAGAAGGATTAAAAAACTGCGCGCAACCTGGAGCAGCAACGGCTGCAAAAGTTTCAGCAGGAGAGCATTGTCTGTTAGGATTACATTGCATTCTGTTTACGGCGCTTGAGTATTGCACATGGTACACCTTCTTCATCTTCGAACATCTCTGCTTCTACATTAGAATTGCCAAGTATCTTTGTTCCTGGTTCGAAGTGTGTATCGTAAGTATTGAGTAAAGCTGTTAATGGACTACCTTTAAGAGATACATTATCAGCACGACCAGAAGTTATATTATCAATAAGAGGATGTTTGTGTTTATATTCCTTATTTACATAATTAATATTTTTGCGCGTACCGGGATCGACGTGTAGCCTCTTACCGTTTTTAGGGTTCGGATTAGTAATCGGGTTGCCCTTAAAGTATTCCAAAAAGTATTTTTTAAAATCAACCATTTGTTAATATTTAATAAAAAAACCGAGTAGAACGCATTCTACTCGGTTTTAGTTATTTTTTTGAGTTTATATTAGCGTTGAAAAGCTCCTTGACCGGTTTTAAGATTGCCGACCTTGTTGTTTTTACCCATATCTGGCTGCTTTGCATTTACAAGAGCGTGGCCGTGGTCACCATCGTTACCAACTTTGTCTGTTGAAGCTGAGCTAGCAGAACCACCAACAGGCTTAAGGTTACCAACTTTGTTGTTCTTGCCGTGATCAACGGTCTTTGACGCAGCGGTAGCACCACCAAGGCTTTCTTCGTCTTCTTCAAGATCGCTACCACCGAACTCGTCTTCACCGCCCATTTCATCTTCGCCTTCACCTTCACCTTCATCAGCACCTTCTTCTGCAACAATTGCACCAAGTACTTCATAAAGTTTCATTGCGGTTTCACGATCAAGCTTAATGGTTACTTCATCTTCACTACCCATCTCTTCATCTGGTGTAGCGTCGTCAAGACCAAGTGAATCAAGCTCTTGTGCTTCGTCTTGTTCACCACCGAACATTACGTTTTCGTAAAGTGTGTCAAATATAGATTTTTTACTCATAAATTTATTTAAGCTCTTTTGTGCTATTTTTCTACTTTCTTCGGTAATTTCTTCTTCATCTTCTTCATTTTCATCGCAACTGCAATCAGGTTGCGAGAGATTCTTAATATTATAGAGATTGTCTTCAAGTTCCTTTTTAGACATTTTCTTTCTATCTATTTTAGAAGCTACATAACCTGCTGTTTCTTGAGGCCCGCCCTTAACGAGTGGCGCTTCCCCAATCTCTTCTTTTACCTTAGATTCACGTATAATGTTTTTCTTCACATCATTGAGAATATTACCGTATATATCACCAAGACTATTAAGGTCTTTCTTTTTTGTAGTAGACATATAATTATTTATATAAATGCCCGCTAAATCTACAAAAAATGAATTTTATCTAGGTAATCCTAACTTACCTAATAAACACTGGAAAGGTGAATACACAAAGGAGATGGTAACACATCTTAAAAAGAGTAAACAGAATCTCTTACACTTTGCAGAAAACTTCTTCTATATTATCGACCCTGATGCTGGTAAGGTGTGTATTGAATTATTCCCGTATCAGAAGAGATGCTTAAGAACAATTAGAGATAATAGAAAAGCTATATTATTAGCTAGTAGACAGGTTGGTAAAACAACAGTGCTTACAATCTATGCTCTCTGGATTGCGTGCTTTAATGATTATCAAAATATTGTTATTGTTGCAAACAAAGAAGCAACAGCAATAGAAATTTTCCGGAGAATACGATTAGCGTATGAAGAGCTCCCCAACTGGATTAAGCCAGGTGTTAAAGAATACGGTAAAACATCTTGTGAATTCGAAAATGGTTCTCGTATAGGTATTAGTACAACAACAGGATCGGCAGCTCGTGGTGCTTCTATTAACTGTATTATTATTGATGAGATGGCGTTCATTGAGCCTGAGTCAATTCTCGAAGATTTCTGGAGATCAGTGTTTCCTACTATTTCAAGATCTAAGAAATCAAAAGTTCTAATAGCTTCCACGCCTAATGGTACGGGTAACTTGTTTCATAGATTAGTTGATGGAGCTGAAAAGAATGAAAATGGCTTTGTATACGAGAGAGTTATATGGTCGGAGGTTCCAGGTAGAGACGAGAAGTGGAAACAAGAACAGCTTAAAGCTCTCGGTAGCATGGAGTCTTTCTTACAGGAATATGAGTGCCAGTTTTTATCACTAGGTGATTCTTCTATTGACGAAGAGCTGTTCTACGAGTTATCACAAAAATGTACAGAACCTAAAATTGTACTTGACGATGGACACTATAAAATATGGGAAGAACCTGATGCATCAAGATTGTATGTAGCTGGTGTTGATATTTCTGAAGGTGTTGGTATCGATGCTAGTGTTATACAGATTTTCGATATTACAGATCTCAAAGCAATAAGACAAGTTGCTGTTTATCATAATAGATTGATTCCGCCGCTAGAGTTTGCTAATAAACTATATTCTATATTAAGAAACTGGGGTTCGCCTTTAGCTCTCATTGAACGCAATAACTGTGGTGCGCAGGTTGTTGATAGATTAGCGTTTGATATGGGTTATGAAAAGGTTGTATCATATGGCGCTAAAGTAGCTAATAGAACAACACCCCAAATGGGTATGATAGCTCATACTAATACAAAATATAAGGGTGTTATTAATATGCGCTATTTCTTAAATGAGATAAAGGTTGTTGAGTTTAGAGATAAAGAGACTCTCAAAGAATTCAAAGACTTTGTACGTTATCCGAACGGTATTTGGAAAGCTAAGAGCGGATCACATGATGACCGCGTAATGTCGTGTTTATACGCTCTCTACATACTTGAAAAGGAACTTACAGAGCGTTATTTTGATATATTAGAATTTGATGATCAGGGTAAACCAGCAGCTATAGAGCAAATGGATTTTGGCATAGCAATGTTTGAGAATCCCACATCTATATATCTAGACAATGAAATTGTTGGTCATAATACACACACTATACCGGCTATTGTTTTTGGTATGGGTGAGGTAGATAATGAAAGTGATATTACTGAGTTAGAAAGCGAGGGCTGGCAGCGGCTATATTAAATATAGGTATGGCAAGTAATGAGTTACAACAATCGTTTTTGAATAAGTCACGTGTTGATAAGTTTAAGCTTGTCTTTACTCTACCAGTTGCTTTGAGACAGATTAATACACATACAGAACGAAATAATAATACAGTTATAGAGAATTCAATGCAATTTTCTATTTACGGTACGGTTGTTCCGGAAATTCAAGTACCAGCTTTAGAGATTAGATATTCTGGTAGTACACTATATAATTCTACGCACTCTAAAAACCCATATCCTCCTGTAACGGTTAATTTTACAATAGATAACCAATATAATAACTATTGGGTAATATATACATGGTTAAACCTAATGCATGATGAAAGTTCTGGTACATTTGATAAGAGAAATCTTATTACAGATGATAAGTTCAAAGACTATCAAACAGATCTAATGATATATGGTTTAGATGAGTATGATAATAAAAGAATTCAGTTTACTTACACAAAAGCCTTTCCTACTATACTTGGTGGAATAAACTATAACTATAGAGAATCAGATGAAATCCAATCGTCCTTTACCTTTGTTTATTCGCAATTACATACTAAACTAATTAATTATTAATAAAAAGTTTCCGAAAAGCCATAAATAATTTTATGGCAAAGCGCATTATACAATCACCTGGTGTTGAAATCCAAGAAATAGATCTCTCGTTGAGACTACCTACACCTGCTGGAACCACAGTTTATGCTACTGGTTTCTCAGATCAAGGCCCTACTGACGAGGTCATTGGTATTTCAAGTCTAGCAGAATTCGAAAATATCTACGGCAAACCAAAATCGCCTGCAGAGAGATACTTCTACCACACTGTAAAAGCTACTCTCAACTCGCAAGCTAAGTTGCTCGTTAACAGATTACCTTACGGTAGTGATAGTGGTCAAGGATTTGGATCTTATGTTTCAGTCCTTGCTTATCCTGTTGCACCTGTACTTCAAGGCTCAGTTAGCGGCACTGAAGGTACATTTGTGAGCACAACTTCCGCAGGTATGACATACCTCGTTGGTAAGCCAACACAATTTAACATTACCTCCGAACAACATCTCAAATTAATGAGCGGTGAGTTGTTCGATTGGAGCAGCACTCCTGGTACATCCTTCGACAATATCAGCGCTCTTGGTGGTGCAGGTATTATTGTTGTTAATAAAGGTCAGACAGTAATCGACGGTAAGTTCAACGGCTACTATGTTGGTCTTGCAGATAACACCAATATTAACCCTGCCACCGACTACGATGCAATCAGAAGTGTTTACACTGTAACACAATCCGCTGCACCGACAGGATTAACAAGCTTTGTTAATATTCCTGCTAGCAGATTTGACTTTGCTCTTTCAGCTTCTTCCGCTGCAGGTAGCAATCCTAAGAATGATTCAATCTCCCAAATCATGGAAGAGAAAATCACAGGATTTGATACCAGCACAAGAGCATTCGACGATACACTTAACTTCGGTCTATTCAAACTTAGACAATCAGTGTTTACAGACGACGCTAACAAACTTGGTGCTATTATCGAAGAAGGCTTCAACGGCTCGATCGGTTATGGTAGACAAACAATGGATCCGCGTGGTGGTGAGCCTGTTAACTTCTTCTTAGAAAACGTTGAGAACAATTCAAGAAACACTGAGCTTCTTGTTAACCCATACATCTCAAATCAATTCACGGGTATCCAACTCAATGACGATGGTACACCGAAGAATAAAGTTAGAGTTATCTCTAAGCAACTCGAAACGTTTGTAACAACATCCTCCCCTGCTTCAGCGGTAGCGATCGTTGGTTGTACATATAGCTCGTTGACAGCGGCTGCTAACTCAATTGGCTACGCTGATGCTCTATTCCCTCTTGGTGCATATGGTGAATCTAAGCTCAATGAAAAAGTAATCGGTAATGTACCTGGTAAGCTTTCAAGAGCTCTTGAAAGAATCAGAAACGCTGATATCTTCGATATCGACATTATCGCTGAAGGTGGTCTTGGTACTGTTTGGACTTATACAAATACCGCTGCTAACTCAGCATATTTCGATGATACCAAAACAACACCTGCTATTGAAGCTCTTAGAACAACAAGTGAGTTGGACAATACAGCTGCAAGAGATGCTTACAATGCAATCTTCACTAAGTTCACAACATTCGTTGGACCTATCAAAGACGGTGGCCGTGGTGATATGATCTTCATCGCTGACCCAATCAGACAGATCTTCGTAACAGGTAAAGATAGCAAGATCATCAATGATAACTCAAAGAACTTCTCAAGAGACATTTATTGGGCTCTAAGACATCAGTTCTCAATGGGTAACACATCTTACGCTGCTGTGTATGCTAACTACCTCAAAGTATATGATGACTTCAGCGGTCTTTATGTATATGTTCCACCTTCTGGTTTCGCAGCCGCTAAGATGGTTTCAACTGACTCGCTCGTTGGACCATGGGGTGCACCTGCAGGTCTTAACAGAGGTCTTGTTGGTGATGCAATCGACGTTGCATTCTCACCGAACCAAAGACAACGTGATGATCTCTACACGATCAGCATGAACCCAATTACAACATTCCCTGATCAAGGTATTGTAATCTTCGGTCAAAAGACACTTCAGAAGAAGCCAAGTGCATTCGATAGAATTAACGTAAGAAGAAACTTCTTATATCTTGAGAAAGCAACTAAGTCGGTAATGAAATACTTCATCTTCGAGAATAACACACTATTCACAAGATCACAAATCATTAACACCCTTAACCCGTTCTTCGAAAGAGTTAAAGCAGATGACGGATTATATGATTACCTCATTGTTTGCGATGAACGTAACAATACTCCAGAAGTTATTGATAATAACGAACTTATTGTTGATATCTATCTCAAGCCAGTTAGAACAGCTGAGTTCATCAGAGTTAACTTCTACGCAACAAGAACCGATGCTAGCTTCGCAGAACTAGTTGGTAGCTAATTAAACAAATAAACGGCTCCTCGAAAGGGGAGCCGTTTTTAATAAAAACAACTAACCCCGACTAAATAATTATATGCCAAACTTACAGAACATCGAAAAATTCTACTCACGCGCTTCTACAAGAGATTTCTCAAGAGATTTCTTATTCAGAGTCAAGTCGCTTAACATCCGTGACCTTGTTATGGGTGATGACGATCTTGTCTATGTTAAAGCAGCACAATTACCAGGCAGAACTGTAACAAACGTAGCTGTACCATATATGGGTCTTAACTTCAACGTCCCAGGCGGTGCAACTTACCCAGGTTCTGATTCTTATGCCTTAACATTCTATCTTGATGCTGGTAGCGTATTGAGAGAGCGCTTCGAAGTTGCTTCACGCACACTTTTCGATGACGATTCTTCAACCGGTAGATACGGCACACCAAACACACAAAACTTTATTACTCTCGTACAACTAAGAAAAGATCTTAACGAGTTACGTGAATATAAACTTGTTGGTGCTTCACTTCGCAACATCAATGCTATCGATTATCAGATCGCTTCTGGTACAGGTAACACTGTTGAAGTAGGTGTCACACTTGCTTACCACTACTACGAAATCGGTAGTGGCTCTGGTGCATTAGCCAACGAAGGTGGAATTTAATATTAAGGTTTAAAAGTTAAAGCAACAAAAACCCCGGGGCATTTCGCTCTCGGGGTTTTTGATTAAATACAAATATGGCTGGTATAGGTACGCTGCGCGATGATTTAGCACAAGACGGGTTTTATGAAGCTCGTCTTGATTTCCCTGAATCCAAAAGATACAGATCGAGATCAGTGCGCGACGACTTAGAGAAAGATGGGTATGATGTTAAGCTCGATCTACCTGAACCTGCAACTTTAATAGGACCTGGTGGAGGAGGTAATGGACCTCGAGCAGCAAGATTAGATAGACAAATAAAATGGGAGAACGATCTACCTCTAAAGTTTCTTTGGACGATTAAATTTTCAGCGAGAGACGGTCAAAATAATGCTCTTGGAAATAGGATAGAGAAAGTAATAAAAATGTACGAAGCTCGGTCGACAGGCAAGTGGCCTGTTCAGAAAGATATAATAGAGCGTCAATCTCATAGCAAATACGGGTATCTCTTCGCAACTGCAGTTGCGTTTCCTGGCGATAGCTTTGCAATAATGGAACAGCCTTTTGAAAACACAGGTGGCTTTATTCCTGCATATGTTGGGGGACAGCGTACAGGTTATGGTAGTGGAAATAAGTTAGATATTACTTTCTTTGAAACAAATAAAGATATTTTAGATTATTTTATTAGACCATGGATAATCGCTAACTCTCACCTCGGTTTAATTGAATTAGGTGAGGGCAACCCAACAGATATAAAATGCCATATACAAGTCTGTTTTTATACACGTGATAAAGCTTCCTATGAAAGAAAAAACGAGGATGCTTTTTCTGGTAATGTAAAAGAGTTTAGAACAGTAATGCAATTAAGAAAATCTATGCAGTTCTATAATTGTGTACCCTTTAACATTGCTGGAGATCAAATAAGTTACGGTGAGCTTAGTTTTTCAGATGTAAGTAAAATAGTTTCATTTGCCTTTTCGCATTACGAGATAGATAATATTGAGAACATGCAAAGATAATGAAGGATTTTACCTTAAAACTTACTTTACCAAGTGGTCGAACAATACGCATAAAAGAAATCTCTAACAGAGTATACTTTAATATTTTAAAATTCTGTGAAAACCAAGACTACGAGGGGTTAAATTTATACCTCGAGGATATTATTTTCAGCGAATATAAAGAAATCGATATAATCGATAGACTTTATATAATGTTGTATTATAGAATGCTTTTTGTAAGCGAGAATATTGTCTTTAGCTCGGATAGCTTACAAGGTAAATTTAAAGAAGTAAAATATAGCTTACGAACTATTCTTGAGAAGATAGAAGAACAATACGAAGATCACACTCTTGTTATTAAGGATAAAGAAATTTCCGTAACTCTCGGACTACCCAATACAATGTTTTTTGGAACTGTCGATGATGTTTACGGTTCAATTATAAAGAGTGTAACTTATCAAGGTAAAACGGTAGATCTAAATACGATTTCTACATCAGAAAAAATAACAATAATAGAGCGCTTACCGCTTAGTGTATTTACTGAAGTACAAAAGTATACAGAGCGACTCTCGCAGACACTGAGTAAGTTCGTTTTAATTGAAGCTAACGAGGAGTTTGATATCCAACAACATGAAATTAACATTATCTCTAATGGCTTAATGATGTTTATTAGTTCTCTTTTTGGCGGGGGGCTTAACTCCTTTTATGTAACGATGTTTAGTTTTGTTAGTAAGTTACAAATGGATTCAGAGCTATTCTTTAATATTACACCTATCGAAATGCGTGTTATATTTAATATACATGCTGAAGA